CATTGCTGCTGTTGCAGAATACTTTGGTTATTCCAAGAACCAGGATCTGAAAGGTCTCTATAAAATGGGACAAGTCCCTGCTTACGGTTTCACTAATGCAAGCGGTTTCGATAGTGGTACTGTTCTGGGTTGCACTCAGGACAATTCTATCGAACCGCGTGGTGACCTTTTCGGCTCCGCCGTGGACGACATGGACATTAGTGCAGTTTGTGCCCGCAGATGTTGGGTAGATTCATTTACAATGACAACTACCTCAGCTGTTGGGGATGAACTGTACTCTTTTCCTGTTGCCCCCGGTTGGTGCAAATACGAATCCGAAGAAAAGTGTTACCAACCCACCACTACCGCTTTTGTTGCTTCTATGTTTAACTTCTGGCGAGGTGGCCTTAGATATAAAGTACAAGCTGCTAAAACAGCTTACCACTCTGGTAGAGTACGTATTGTCTATATACCCGGTTCATTCAATAGTTCGGTTGATTCAGCTGAACAGGCGTATAACTGGGTGTTTGATTTGCGTAATCAATCAGAAATAGAATTTTCTATCCCGTATAATAATATTTTAGAATGGCAACCTTGCAATTTAACTAATCAAGTAGAATCGCAAACTAGTATAGGTACTATCCTTATAGAGGTGTTTAACCAGTTACGTGCTCCTGATTCTGTTCTCGATCGTATCCAATTTAATATTTGGATCGCTGGAGAATCGGATCTGCAGTTCGCTGTGCCAACATTTCAACGGTATGTACCTTCCCTTCCTAACACACCTGTCTTTAAAGCCCAAGTTCTTGGGACTGCACAGGATCAAGGTTTCAATGATATGGTTGATAAACCACGTCTTTTTGAAACTAGTCACACTAATAAGATTGATCCCTGCAAGTACTCTATAGGTGAATATGTATCCAACCTTAGATATTTGACGCGTAGGTTTGCTCCTACACAGAATATCGATAATTTAAGTTCTGGACCAGCTTGGTCTTTCCTTAATTATTATTTTGGATCCGCCTTTAATCCAGGCGGAGTAAGTCCTGATGATATTACTAACTTTAAAATAACCCCAGTTGAATATATTTCATTTCTCTATAGATTCTTTAGAGGTGGAATGCGTTGGAAGGCAATGTATAGCGGTCCGGTTACTGCGGGTGGTTATCAAGAGTTTTTATTAGCTCATGGTTTACCAACCGCAAGAGAAGCTAGTTCTATTACCACTTCATTGTACGAAAGATTGTTTAAATCTACTAATACTTTTATCCATAGAACTTTTAATACAGTAAATCCCGTTGCTGAAGTTACGGTTCCTTTCTATAGTCAGGTTCCCGTTCGCGCCATTGTTGGTACGGACGTGTCTCAACCTACCTTTTTGGAAGATTCCGCAACTGTCTATAAAGTACAGACCTATTCCGGATCTGGATCTGACAACGTGGAAATCTTCCGGGCCGCTTCCGATGATTTTTCATTCGGATGGCTCGTTGGACCACCACGTCTCAGACCCAGAGATGGATTGGGTTTCCAACTAGACTTCTCTGGACTGACTGCAGTTGATCTTGTCTATTCCAATGGTAATTTCTTAATTGAGAATTTACCACAGGAAGGGACTGAACCGCTGCCAGTTGGTAACTATAGGATCGTGGCATCAACTGCCGAATCAATACCTGTCCTGTTCAATAGTGCTGCTGGGACTATAACCGAATTGTATCCGACAACAGATTATCTAATGATATCTGTTTCAGATCCAAACAGTTATAGTCTCCTCAATAACCAAGCTATTGAACCAGCCACTTCAACCGGTTACAATGAAGCCTTAACTTTGGCTTCATTGCAAGGGTTAGGTGTTGTCGGCTTTGATCTCGTTGAGGTGTAGCAAAGTACGGCTGCGTACATAACAGTTAAGCTTCTTTATAAGTAATTTTAATTTGATCACTAATTGGCTCTTATAATTCGC